TTCTGTCAGGTCTTAGTTGATGTAGTTCTTTTGGAGAACCCTGTTCACTACCTACTTTAAGTATATAAGCGTTACCACTAAGAAGCACATAACCAAATAAGCTGTTAAAAAACTCTGAGTAGGATTGTAGAGGATTGGGTCTGTTAAGTAGGTCAATGATAGGGTGTTGCTCAACAATTTGATCTCCTGTTTTAATAATAAAAGGTACAGCACTTGCACCTTTAGATATTTCATTTACACATCTATATACAATAGCATTTTTTAAATAACCTTCTTTTGCAAGTTCTTGATATTTATATGTTTTAGCTTCTTCAGTACCAACACCAAAGTAACCCATCATATTACTGTTTTTTTGTTCTTGTACAGGTTGCCTGTTTAGAAGTCTTTGTAAAAAAGTTTGATTTGCCATTAGCTTATTCTCCAGTTTACTTGTCCTTTTGATTTGCTAAGTTCAGTTAATCCCCAAACTAAAGCATCTAATCTATCAGGACTTGGTTTTGGTCTTTCTCCAGTGTAAGTTGTCATCTGTGACTCTAACTCTGCAAAATAACCAATATGATGAACTCGCCTTTGCTCATACAACGCTGCTATAGGTTCGGCTCTAACCATTTTACCTCTAGTAGCTGTAACTGACTTATAAGGAACATTTTCATCAATTGTCCTTAATAGTCTTTCCACCAAATCACCACCATTATTAGTTTCAGCAATTATTCTATCAGCATCCCATTCATAAAATGCTTTAATTGCTATCTTACCCCATTTATCAGCAGAATACTTCCCTGATATATCTTCTAATACATAATACTCGTTATTTGAATCTTTACCAACAACAACTATGCCTGTTTCATCACTATCATCATTGTGTGTAACTGCTGGGTCTATTGCTACTATTATTTGTGTTAGCTCTTTAACAGTGTTTGCTGCAAGTCTAGATTCTTCAATCATTTTGTTATTCCATAATGCACCTTCAAGCATATCAATGACTTCTGCATAAAGTTCCTGTCTACCAAGAGTAGTACCTTCATATTTTTCTTTTAACATCTGTAATGCAGATTTAGCTAGATTGGCTTCATTCTCAAATGTACTACCTGTGGTCACGTAGCAGTCATCTCGTTCAACTAATTGTTTTATTATTTGTGTTGGTTTAGGTGTAGTCGTAATAATGCACTGTGGGTTGTCTCCTAGCCTTAGACCAAACATTAATTGGTCAAAGGTTTCAGGATATCGCCATGCTGCTAATTCATCACACCATGCTCTATGAAACTGCGGACCCCTCAACCTGTCAGGTTCTATAGCAGCAAATCCCATTATCTTGCTGCCATTAGCTAATCTAATCTCAGCAGAATTTTCACTGTAATGTTTTCTACCTCTACTAACTTGATAACATTCTTCAGGAATTATAGATATCAAACCACTGGGACCACCAAAACAAACTCTACGGAGATCACCAAATGTAGGTGCAACTACAGCACAGATTGTATCGCGATTAGTTAAAGCATAATGTGCAATATCTTGAGCACCTGTTCTAGTTTTCCCCCAACCACGACCAGCAAGTATTAGCCATATATGAAATGGTACTTTAGGTGTCCTTTGTTTTGTTCTAGCTGTGCCTAACCATTCAGTGTATAGCTGAAGTGTTTTCTTCTCCGATATCTTCGGAGAGTCTATCCAATCGTTCCAAAGCTCGTCTGAAACTTTCGCTGTCTTTGACATTAGTATTTATATCCATGTTATCAGTAGCTTCACCAAGTGCTAACTTTGCAACTCTTTGTGCGTTTGTTGCAGCAGTTGACAGTGCTACTAGGTTCTGTGGTTTTACATCTGCATCAGGTGCAGCGTTTTTACTTATTACTTTTCCTACTTGTCCCATTATACCTTTCGCTATAGCAAGACATGTTTTATCAAAACTAACACTTTCTTGTATCAGTTCTTTTTTTCTTCTAGCATCTAATTCTATTAAATAACTATCTTGAAATCTTTTTTGTTTTATGACCCAGTCATCTTTCTTGGCATGTTTATATAATGTTGGTTTGGCAACATTGTAATCAGCTGCTAACTGGTCAATGGTAAATAACTTGCGACCACCTGTATTTGCTTCTATACCTTGCACAAACTTATTTCTTATTTCTTCTAATAAGGTTGGTGTTAACTTTTTGAAATCTGATTTTTTAACCATTTTTTATCTCTAATTATCGTTATTCTGTCTGTTTTAACCCTAAAAGTAAAGAAAACAGCACAAAAAGGGCATTATTTTGTATATTAATGTTTACAAATGTAAACAAATTAGCGATAATAGTTGTGTTAAGTAAATAATTATAAGGAGAAAAAATTGAATAACTTAAACAACAACTACCCAACACTAACAAATAGAACTTATGGTCTTGAGTTAGAATTTGTTGGAGTATCACCTAGAACTGTAGCAGAGACTATCAACAACCTTGATGGTATTGAGTGTTACTTTGAAGGATATCATCATACTACTAGACCATACTGGAAGATTGTTACTGACGCTTCTTTAGATGGAACTGGTGGTGAGATTGTAAGTCCAATCCTAAAAGGTGTTGAGGGTGCTAAGCAGCTAGAGAAAATATTAGATGCCTTAGATAACTTAGATGGTATTACTGTTAATGTGCAGTGTGGATTGCATGTTCACCTTGACGTTAATGATCTCACAGTTGCACAGATACAAACTGTGTATGAGAGATACGCTGACTATGAAAGCCAAATAGATATGATTATGCCTAGAAGCAGAAGAGGTAATAATTCTAGATGGTGTTCTAGTGTTACTAATACAGCTAACAGAATCAAAAATGTTAGAGGTGGTAGCAAACACAGATTAGCTAATGCAGCAGGTAGATACTATAAAGTTAATTTACAAAGTCTTACTAGATACGGAACTATGGAGTTTAGACAACATAGTGGTACTCTGAACTTTGATAAGATTATCAACTGGGTTAGCTTTTTAATGGCTTTTGTTGAAAAAAGTACAGCATTATCATCAGTTACTAAATCACCTAAAACAAACAGAGTTTACTCTACTGTTAGAAATGCAGTTGAAAATGCAGGATTTAACATGGAGTGGAGCAGAGGTGATAGCCAATGGAACGTAACTAATGCTGATGGTTCATATCATACATACATGAGTAATTATCAGTTAAATAATTTATATAGTGGTAGTAGAGAGTCTAGTATTGATAAATGTTTGTTAGTTGATATGTTGAGAGATAAAGAAATCTTGTCTGACTATGAGCATGGTAATTTTAACAAGCCTGTTGTAGAACATAATAGTGAAACAGACAATGGTTGGTTAGATGGTTGTGATAGTAAAGTCCAATCTTTTTACCATGAAAGAGAATTAGAATTAAATTAATACAAGGAGATAATATGAAAAAGAATATTCTAAAATTTAAAAAGAAACCTACTAAGACCATGCAGTATCTGTATGGTGCTTATGGTAGCAATATGAACTTAATGCAAATGTCCTACAGATGCCCAAATGCAAAACCTATAGGAAGTGTTTTTGTAAATGGCTTTACCTTGAAGTTTAGAGGTGTGGCAGATATTGAGCATAGTAAAGATGCAACAGTACCATTAGCTTTATGGAAGATTACTGATGCTTGTGAGCAAAGGCTGGATGTATATGAAGGCTATCCTAATCTTTATCGCAAACAAGTAATTACAATTCCCAGCCTAAAAGAAAAGTTTGGTACTGATAAGGTCATGGTTTACATTATGAATAGTAAAGATGTTTACCCACCATCTAGCCGATACTTGGAAGGTATTGCACAGGGTTACAATGACTTTGGGATTGATACTGATACTTTGATGTATGCAGTAAAAGATTCGTATAGCCAAACCAACGTATAAACGATATAGCCTTTCATGATCTCCAATTGTGAAAGGCTTTTCGCTGTGTAAAGAATAGTAATTTACCCTATACCAAAGGTATTACCCACCCTTAGATAATGCCTTCAGCGGCTTGTCCGTGCTTTGTTTTTTGGTTTTTTTGCCCTTTTTTGCTTGTTTAATAACAATTGGTATCCATTTGGATGCGTAAGCGTACCCACTGAACATTCTTAATCAGAAACTATTTGATTACACATAAACAATAATTTTTCAGCTGGATTTTCTCCTAAAGCGGTTTTAACAGTATCAGCTTCTTCTCCACTAAAGACTAAATTTAATCTATAAAAATTTGCTTCTTTGACAGCCATTTTTCTTTCTTCTTCTGTTTTAGCTTGTGCAACAATTTGTTCAACTTGTCTTTGTTTGTTTAATGCCTCAACAGTTAATGACTTAACCATGACACCATCATTTGTTTTATGCTCTACACCTGCTACTCCATCTTCCGCACTATCATTATCAGAAGGTATCCAAGCACCACTCCAGTCTTCTGCTGCCATTGCTTCAGGAGCAGGTATGTCTTCTAACATTCTTTGTAACTCTAAATCGTCCATCATTAAAGAGTCCTGAGCCCAGTCCAATGCACCTAAAGATTCTAGATCTCTAAGAACATTTGCTGTAAGTTCTATATCCTCTGAACCTCTTGCCCTGTTGTGTCGCAAAGTAGCAATCCTTGCTTGTTCCATAGTCATAGGTGTAACTACAATAGGAATTTCTGCATATCCAAGTTCTTTAGAACAACGCCATCTATGTTCTCCATCTACAATTCTGAACATACCTTTTTGTTCTTCATGCTCTACACATACGATTGGTTGCGTAAATCCGTCTTCAGTCATAGACCTTTTAAGCAATTCAAACTCATCTTCTGATTGTCTGTTTGGATTATATGTGTTGGGTACTATTTTATCATGTGTGATGTATTGAACATCTAATGCTTTTAGAACTGCGTTCTTTTTTTCTACTTGTGCCTTACCTTTAAATTTTGCCATCTGACTTTATCTCCGCTTTGTTTATGACTGGTTCCATGTACCAGTATTTATATTTACCTAAATACAAATAAACACAAGGATAGGTTTTTCCATTATGATTAGTGTATTCTTCTTCTACGCCATGTAATTCTATCATGCGTTTTAAAATTTCGTAAAGATATGGTTGTTCTTTATATCTTATGTACCAGTGTGGTGCATATTTAGCATATGTTTTTGCCCAAATCCATTTCACTGAATTACAGTGTTCTTCAAGACTTTTCCAGTCTACTTTTGACATTAGAAAGTTGGTTTACCACCCCAATAACCTGAGCCTTCTCTAAATTCTTCAGGTTCCATGTATGGTAATGCATTACATTTTAATGCAAATGGGTCTCCGTTCCATGTAGCCATTGCAAGTTTTTTGAAAGAGCCTATTGGATTTGCTCTTAATGAATTTATCTGTGGAAAAGGAATGGCACCATTAGCTCTTATATGTGCTTCTAATTGTTTTTGATAAACATGTTTTGCTCTTTTTGCAATCCATTCAGGTGCATCATTAATACATTCTCTTTTAAAACAATCTTCCCAAGTTTCCCCTTTTTTTCTACTTGGTTGACATGATATTTTTCCAAACTGTGTAACTGTTCGTATACCATCTAATCTATGACACACTCTATCAAACCATTGAGGCCATGCCTTTTGTGCCAATTGTAAATCAGGTATACCTGCTGTAGTCATAGTCAATGGTGCTATTCTTAATTTATTTTTTGATCTCCCATGTTTGACCATTACATCATATGCGTGATTATAATCCCATTTGAAATCTTGTATTGCTTTCCAAACATCACCATCAGTCCAATCGTAAATTGGTCTTAAATATTTTGTACCCATATTGTTTGGCTTTGTTATATGACCTTTACTAGAAAACAAACCCATTCTTCTATTTGGACTTTCTTGTACTCGCAATCCAATACAGGCTAATAAATCTTTTCCTTCTTTAGTTGGAAATCTATCTTTTGTTACCAAAGCATTTATATTTTTTTCTTCTATTTGATAAGCATATTCAGGTGGTTGTCTAACCCATTCCTCTCGTGGAATTGTTTCGTCAAATATCCACCAGTAAGGATTGTTTCTGTTAAAAACATTTACGACAGGTTGACCTGCCCATACATGATGCATGTTTACTTCAGGTCTTGATGCTACTCTATCTAAGTACTCATATGTATTTGGGAATAATATTTCTTCGTCACGATGTATTACATTAATTGGCAATTTACCAGCAGCATCAGCAGCCATGATTGCTAGTTCCATACATATTGTAGAGTCTTTACCTCCACTCTGTGAAACCACTATAGTATGGTCTTGTTCATAAAGTTCTTGCAGTCTGTTTAAGGCTGCATCAAACACATTCATATTAAGATTTAATTTCATTTTTGAGCCATCACAAAATAATATTTAGCATTTGCTAAAAGGTGTCGTTTATTTAATAGTTCTGTAGTCATTGTTTGTACGTTTGCACTGTCTGTAATATTTGCTATTCCTAGAATATAATACCAGTCAAATTGATTTTTCTCCAGTTCATTGCATAGTTCTGAATATTTATATGCCAAAGGCTCAAAATCTATTCCGTTTTTTTCAAAGCAATGAAGTTTTTTATACGGACCATTAGCATTTATAAATGTACCAACAAACATACCTTTTTCTGTAAGCATATCTTTTGACTTAGATAACATTTCTGTTCCAAAAACATCTGTTACAGCAAACAATGCAACACAAAAATCATATTTTTCGTTGTGATTAAAAACATCATCATGAATAAATTTATAGTTTGGATTTTTTTTACTTGCTATGTTTAGCATACCTTTTGATATGTCTAGACCTACATAATCTTCTTTTTTAACATCTATTAAATCAAGCAATAAACCTGTTCCACAGCCACAATCTATTAAAGAACCTAATCCTTTATATGGCATCATTTCTTTTATAAAAGCATTTTCTGCTTCAACAACATTACCTACTCTGTCATCAGAATAATCATTCTCATAATCATTAGCTATCATGTCATATATTTTTTCTACATCTATCATAGGTCGTTCCAGTTTATTTCACTATCAAAGCTAGGCTCTTTAAATATCCTTTTTTTAGCATCATATACAAATTTTGCTTCTCCAATACTTCCATACAAACCTTGCTCACGTATTTTTCTAGTAATTATTGATACACTATCATCATCAAAATCTCTATGTACTGTGACCACAGCATCACTTTGGTTGTGCCAATGACTTGCACCAGCTATATCGTAAGCTGTAGGCGGTGAATATCCACCGCTATTATCTTTCTGCATTTTGGTTGGATGTGCAACAACCCAAACTGTTGCATCATGATTTCTAGCAAACTTTTTGCAATGTGATATAAAATCTCTTATATGCTCATCTTCTCTTTGATTGCCACGTCTTATAGCTGATACTTCATTAAATGGGTCTATTACTACGCCATTGATACCAAACTTTGCACATGACTGTGATGCAATGTCTAAAATCTTTTCTATGTTAGGTATATGCTCTCTTGTTTCTATAAAATAAAAATGCTCATGTATCCAATCTAATGAAGCATGTAATTCTTCTGTATCCATTCTTGTTGAGAAACCTTTATCAAATGGTTTTTCTGCTACTATCTGTAGCAATCTTCTAATATGCATTTTTGTAGAATGTTCAGGTGAAAATAGTGCAAACTTCCAATCATGTTGTTTTGCTATTCGTACTAATATTTGGTCTAGGAATGTACTTTTTCCATGATTAGGAATACCTGTCCATACATGAAAAGTACCTTTTTGCACTTTGTATAACTTATCTAAGTTTGGGTATCCAATCTCTAGTGGCTTATCATAATTACCATTGTAGAGATCAATTACATCTTTAGTATAGCTGTTAACTGAATACAAACCATCAACAGGCAAAGGTCTCGCCCTGTCTACTAATGTTTTCAATGTCTTTGCACCATGTTTTACCAAAACATCATTTGCATCTTTACAATCTTTGGGTGTTTGTACAACCCAGCAAAGTTTCTTGCCATAACGATGTACTAACTCTTTATTAAGATTTTCCCCAGCACCATCACTATCTACAAACAATATAATTTTTTTTGCTTTTAGTGGATGTGTTTGTAAACAACTAAATCTTTTATCACTTTCTTTATATGCTACTGTTGGCGGAGCACCATCAGGTAATGTAGTTACATTTTTAAAACCAACTTCCCACAAACTGAGAACATCAATTTCACCCTCAACAAATATTACAGCATGTGCATCTTTTACATGATGATAGTTGTATAAACTTTTTTTAGCTTTTGGTGTTTGTTTGAATTGTTTATCTGCAGTTCTATATTTTATATTGTCACATCTGTTATTAAATCCATTGTAAGGAAATCCAATCCAATTATTGTCTTTACAAAATATATTAAAGGCTTGATAAGTCTCTCTACTTATTGATCTCTTGCGAAAATAATCGTCTAAATAATTGTTTGCACTTGCATCATAATTTACTACTTTTTGAACTACTTTATTCACTGGTTTAGATTTTAACCCATTTTGTCTCATAGAGCCACTAAAGTTACAATGGTGACAAAGCCAAACAGCGTTTCCATTTTCTATTGTTATAGATAGTGGTCTATCTTTTGGATTATGTGGTGGCTGACATTGTGGACATTTTATTTTATGTGAACCCTCATCTAAGTTTTGTGCATCTATATTGTGTTCGTCTTTCAATTTAACCTGCAAGTTCATTTTTACTCCTTTTTTTATTCTTAGTCTTTTGTATATCTTTAGTATAGGCGGTAGCTGGTGTCCTAAGTGTTAGGACGTTGGTGTCCACACTTAAAAAATACCTGTTACTTGTGCCTTTTCTGTGTTGTATACGCAATTTATTATTTAGTTCTAACCAAGTTAAACATCTGCGAACCTGTCTATCTGATATGCCACAAATTTTTGCTAAATGTTTTTCACTTGGATAGCAGCTGTGTTGCTCATCTGCGTAATTAGAAAGTATAAAAAGAACTAGTTTTGTACTTGGTGTATTACAATCTTGTTTTTTACACCATCCTAGGGCTTCTATACTCATAGCCCATAATGTACTTGCTATTAATTAGGATTGCAAGTTATAAAAATCATTTGGTGTAACTTTACCTTTAGAGATCTTATAAATTTGTTCCATCTCATCTTTTCTTGGTATACGAACACCCCTGCACCATTTGGCTAATGCATGTATTGTAAAAGTACCACCATTTTTATTTGCTAATTTAATAAAGGATTCATGAGTATGTCCATTATCTTTTAGCCATGTTCCTAGTTTCATATAATGATTCTATCAGAATATGTCTTGCATATCCACCCATTTTGTCTTATCATCACTATATTAATTTGATAATAATTTGGAATAATATGAACAATAATCCTTTTGAACAACATGGTATAGAGTATCTAAGTGCCAGTTCTATTAATGAGTTTATAACCAATCCAGCAAGATGGATTTTACACACTAGTGGATTTCGTGATTCTTTTGGTTCACCTGCAATGTGGCGTGGCATAGCTGTTGATGATGCAATATGTAAAGCTATATATAATGATGAATCAATAAAAAAATTACAAAAGTTTGCTTTAGATGTTTTTGATAATAAATTATTAGAAGCAAAAGATGAGAACATTCCTTTTGATGTCAATAAAGTTACCAAAGAAAGAGATTTAATAAACACTTATGTAGATATAGCTATTCCACACTTTAGAAGTTTAGGAGAACCTATAGCTACACAAAAAAGAATCAAGCTGGAGTTTGACTGGTTACCTGTTCCTATAATAGGTTACCTTGATCTCCAGTATGAAGGAGTGGTTCGCGATATAAAAACTGTCAATAGGTTGCCAAGCAAAATGCTAGATACAACCAGTAGGCAACTTGCTATATATGCTGCTGCTGAAGAATGTGTGCCTATCATTGATTACGTATATGTAACATCTACTAAACAACAAATTGTTACAACACCAGTATCAAATGTTGATATGCATCTAAATGAAGTAAAAAGAGCAGCCAATAATATGATGAATGTTCTTTCTTACAGTAATGATATTAATGTTGTTGCTGATTTATTTTTTCCAAACTTAGATGATTGGAAATGGTCTAATGCAGAAAAAGAAGCAGCAAAAAAACTATGGAGAATATAATGAGTAAATTAAATGATGCAATAAGTGAAATAGCAAATCTGCCTAATTCAGATAAAGTAAACATCAAAGGAAAGTACTACACAACTGTAGATACTAGAGTTCATGCTTTTAGAAAACATCTAGGTGAAGATGCACAAATAGCAACAGAAGTTATACACCATGATGATACAAGAGTGGTCGTTAAAGCCACTGTAAGCGTGTGTATTGATGGGGAATTAAGGGTGTTAGGCAATGACTATGCTGAAGAATATAGAGCAGCTGGTATGGTTAATAAAACATCAGCTCTAGAAAATTGTTGTACTAGTGCTATAGGTCGTGCATTGGCATGTTGTGGATTAGGTGGCGGTGAGTACGCTAGTGCGTTTGAAGTTGATAATGCAATCAATAACAAAGCAGAAGCACCAAAAGCTAAAGAAAAAACAAAAGGTAAATATAAAATAGAATCTGATAATAAAGCTGTTGTGATAAATACTGATGATGAAGAAAAGTATTTACATCATTTAAGAACTTTTTTAGCAGACCCAGCTAGTGAAGAGTGCAAAAGAATTTTTAAACTTAATAAGGATACAATAATAAAAGCACAAATAGCATCTACTAATGGTACAAAAGAAGCTTATGATAAATTGTTAGAGATTTACAATGAAGCCTAGTTGTTTAGATGATTATGTTTTTGTCTGTATGCGAAATGGTAAATGGTGGACTTTTTGGGAATTACAACAAGTCATAAAAGAAAAAACAGGAAAATTTTATGGTGAGCCAACTATCAGTGCAGCTATAAGAAACTTAAGAAAAGATTATGCTAGAGTCAAATATAACCTATCGCAATGTGATGAGGTTGTAGAAAAGAAAAGACTTTGGAATAGTAATGGTTGGAAATATAGATTAATAATCAAGGAGTAAAAATGGAATATGATAATAATTTAACTGGTGCTTTGTTCAATGAAACAAAATCTGAAGTAATTAAACGTGGCAACTTTATGATAAACGGTGTCAAGAGATACGGAGTTCTTATAAAAAGTGAAAATGATAAAGGACAAGAAAAGTTTGAACTTATGATAAGTGCAGGTCTTGTATATCATCATGATGAATCAGAAAAGAAATCACCAAAAAGTCCTGATGTAAGTGGTCGTGTCTACTTTGATGAAATGACTTACAAATTTGGTGCTTGGAATAAAATAGGGCATGATAGTGGTAATGAATTTTTAAGTTGCTCATTTATGCCAGTTCTTGATGAAGAAAACAAAGCACCCTTTTAGAGATCAAAAACATCTCTCTTATGTCAGAACCTTGCCTTGCACTATTTGTAAGGCAGGATTTCTTTCACATCACAGAACAGTACAAGCACATCATTTATTGAAGCCTTGGGTCGGAACTAGAGGCATGTCACTTAAAGCTGATGATAGAAATGTAATACCTTTGTGTCTACATCACCATCATCTTCTTCACTCTAAATTTGGTTCAGAAAAAGCATTGTTTGAAAACTATGGTATGAATCCTGAATTTGGAAAACAATACGCACAAGAACTATGGGAAAAAAAATCATCACTTATCCATATTGATGATGAACTACCTTTCTAAAAAAAATTAAATTAATTGCACAATATGGGTTGTTTATTTATGTAAACAATGTATAATTGCTATATGAACACAAAAAATGTTAATAATTTGAAAGGAGAAAATATGAACATTACATTAAATACAGAAGCAACAACTGATGAAATGGTTGCACAAGTACTACCAACTTTACTAGATGCTATCAAACAAAAAGCATTTGTATCTAATTACAAAGCTACTGATGAGGAAGCACTAGGAGTGATTGTTAGTAAGTTCACACAATGGAACGCAGGTGCAATACTTGCTGTGACAGCAGAAGCCTTAGAAGATGCTAACTTTGACAATCTTGCTTCTCAAGTTGATAAATTAGCGAGGTCATAATGGAGATCAAAATAGATAAAAATATACCTATACCATCAATTAATAAAGGTAGACAACGTAAAGTTGTAAAATATGATGAGCCTTTATTTGCACTAGAGGTTGGAGATAGTTTTGAAGTAAGTGGTGACCAAGAGTGCATTAATGCTAGAAACTGTGTGCAATATCATAAAACCAACTTTGATACAAAATTTGCAACAAGGTCAATGCCAAATGCAGAAAACACTATAAGAATATGGAGAATACAATGAGCAACAATGATTCAGATATACAAGTAGCAGCAAAAAAATTGCGACATACCCTCAACATGTCATGCATGAAATTTAACATGATTGAATTTATAGATGAATATGGGTATGAATTAGCTGACGAAAAATTAGCTAATTTATTTGGTAAAAATTATACAGACAACAAAGAAGAGTTATATCAATGGTATGACTTTGAAATTAGTGGAGAGTGTAACAATGTCAAATAACAAAGCAGAAACATTTGCAATGGCTGACTATCAATACAAAATAAATCTTTCAGATAAGGGTTTTTCATACAGCCACCCTGTTGAATCTGAAAGTTCTGAATACAAAAACTTTTGGGTGCTACGTGACAACTTTGGTTTCATAGCAGCTGTAGATAAAAAAACTGGAGAAATATTATGAAAAGACAAGTATATGTTTTTAACATCATTAATGAATTGTCTCAAAAATATGACCTTGATTTAAGGAACATGAGATTGCCTGATATAAAAGAACAAATCAGTAAAAGAGACTGGAATAGATTACATGATGCAGTCAAGTTTGGTAAAGAGGTGCATTAATGAAATCTTTAAATATTAAGTTAGAAAAAAACGTAATGATGCCAAATAAATATGGTGCAAACTATCAGGACTTTGAACAAGATACTATTGATGTCCTGAGAGATATGAAAGTTGGTGATTCATTTACAGTTAAAAACTATGGTGATGTCAGCAGACTTAGAAAACTTTGCAAATTTAAATTAAAAAAACTAGTTTCATCAAGAAAAGAATACATTGGTAAAACTAAAAATGATGGGCATGTATTTAGAATTTGGTGTACACGAATATTATCAGATAACGAACATCAAAAAGAAGTAGAAAAATTTGAAGCACAATATCAAAATAAAAAACTTCATACCGCTGGAATGTTAGCAAAACATGAGACTTCAGATACAACCGCAACCAATCATAATGATTACAGAGCAAAAATAGATGGCATGATACTTGCGATTGCTGAATACAGAGAAGAAAACAGAATGTTGGTTGATGATATTGAGCATATAAAAAAAATATTAACTGAAGAACTGGGTTATTCAGATGAAAGAGCATCTTTAAGCAGAGGAGTGAATAATGATTGAAGAAATGAGAATGAAAAATGTTTATAAAATAGAATTAAGGTCAGCAGATGGTTTGTCATATGAAAGACTTTGTAGATGGTTAAAAAGTAAACATGTTCCTATGACTCCAGTGAGAGGAAAAATGGATACTTACTGGGTTAATAAATATGTGCAAATAGAAACTGGTCATGATTGTTTTTATGTTGGTGCTAATGGAGATTTACGAGCATGGGAAATAACAAACGTCATATTTAAAGATGCGGTTGTTTCTGAATATCCTTTTTCAAATTTAAGACATGTAAAAATTGATATCAATAATCAATACAATGATGATGGTTTAAGTGGTACAAGAATCACATATGCTAAAGATATTTTAAAAACTAAAAGGAATAAAGCATCATGTTAGAAACATATAAAGTCAGAACTTGCCTAGAAAGCAATCCAAAATTTTGGTGTTCCTTTTTAATTTGGTATAACAAATGGAATGATACAAAATTAAACCCTACAGAATGGACAGAGGGCATGTGTCATGAGTTTTTAATGGAATGGCAACACACAGTGTTAGATAGATTAAATATTGATTACAAGGAGATCAAATGAGTGGATTAGAATTATATGAATTAAGAAAAGAATTGGGTATCACACAAAGTGATTTAGCAAAACATTTAGGATATTTTAGCAATGGTATACCTAATAGAAGCATGATTGCTAGATTTGAAAATGGTCATGCTTCTATAAATTCAAGAATAGAAATGTTGATAAATCAATATGCAAAAGATTGCAAGGAGTTAGCAGATGTATAACGGAATGCAATCAAAGTATCTAATTAAAGTAATTGTAATTGACCCATATAAAAAAGAACTTTCATGGCAAACAATTGATAACAATTGTGACCCACAAAAATTTACAGACATAATGCAATGTAGAAATTTTGATGTTGTGCGACTTGGTGATAATGTAATTATGTATATTGATGATGAAGGGTTATTAAAAAATACAAATAGTTATTTTTCATTTGTTACTAATGATGTTGAAAGTCAAGGATATGCTGGTATAGCTATTCTAGCTACAACTAATAGTGAAGGAGATACATTGTCTTTTGATAAAGATATTGGTGAAGTAAGAAGTATTTTACACTGGAAACCTGAAGGTTACAGTGAAGAACCATACATGGAGTTTATTCCTTTAGATGATAAGGTTCTACACTAATATGAAATATAGAAACAAAGATTATTTTGAATTTATTGATGCAATAAGGGAAACCAATCAAGTCAATATATTTGAAACACCTAGATTACTAAGAAAACATTTTGATTTAACTAAACAAGAGTCATATCAAATATTTAAAAATTGGATTACAAATTATGAAAAAATTATTTAAAAAACTAGATAATTCCATAGATAAAATGTGGAGAAACTTCTATGCAACAATATTGTATTACTTTGATAGTAGAAAAGATGAAGTAGATATTGATTGGTTGAATATGCATAATGATATGATACAAAAAAAGGGGGATAGAAATGAATGAATTTTTATATGATGATAATGCACCATATGATGTTAATTTTCAAAGATGGTATGTAGCTAACTGTATTGAAAGAGAACAATATAGTGAGCCTAAACTAGATATTGATTCTGCTGAACTTACATTTAGAAAAATGTGGGGTTTTAAGCAAATAGAAAATAAAGTTTTTATTAACTAGATTTTTTTTCTGAAGTATACATAATATTTAAACCAGCTAAAGTACAAAGACGATTTTTTTCATCTAGTCCTTTTTCCGTGAGATCATAATTTTGTCCATTTACTTTAATGTAACCATCTGTGATAAGTGTGGTTAATAAATCGCTTGGTATAGCATCACCGAACATAACTGTTAATATGCCACCCAGTCTTTTTGTTTGCGTTTTACTTAAAGCCATGTAGTTATTATGTATAAAATTATTATTGCAAATGCAAAATACAGCATAGGCTCATATCTTGAGTTAAACATGTTCCCAATTATTACCCTCAAACAATAAAGCTTCAGCTTCCCTTCTTCTAATAAGACCTTCATTAACCTTACCACCTGCTTTATTCCATCTTCGTATTTGATTTGGCACTTCGTCATATTTTTCTTCATTGAGAACCTTTCGCAAAGTAGAATTACATAAATTTGTTTCACCTAAATTAAAAGTAAAAGAAACAAGTGCATCAAATTGCTGTTGATTAAGAGGTGCTGTAATAATCCAATTTACTGATTTTTCATAAACTACTAAATCTAAAGCAAGTAATTCTTCTGCAGCTTCTTTATCCATTTCATCATTAGGATTCACGCCTTCTGTATGTCCATATCCTATAGTCCAAACTCCTGCTGCACATTTGTATGCTTCTAACTCGCATCCCTCAAATTTTTTTATAAGTTCTATGCCTTCTTGTGATATTTTCATATTATTCTCCCCATGTTCCGTCATCTCTGACTTTAGCTGTTTTTTTGCCACCCCAGTATTCAACTGCGTGTCCTTCTTCAATAAGTATCTGACAAATGCTTTTACTATTTTCATCATAAGGTATTCCTAGGATTCTTCCATATTTGCCTTTTCCAAGTGACTGAACTTTAAAAGCACCTACGCATAGTTCTATTAGTCTTTCTTTTGCTTTTAGACCAAGTGCTTTTTCTTCTAAATTTCTTGTGCGTGATTCAGGAGTATCAATTCCTGCTAATCGCACTCTTTGTTTGTGGAGTTTGACATCAAAGCCTAAATCAAGAGTCACATCTATGGTGTCTCCATCTATTACCCTTTCTAGTATAGCGTTGTATACAAATGGCGTGACTGATTTAGACATAGCTAATTACTTCTTAGCTTTGCCAATATTGATAGCAGCAATCTCTAAAATTTTATAAAGTTTGCCTATCATTTTATCATCGGCAGGTGTCGGAGTTAAAGCACAAATGATTGATGCACCGCATACAACACCTGTGATTATTCCTAACCATTCTCCTATCATTCCCATCATATTAATCTCCTATAATGAATGAATCTAAATGGTATCAGATTATCTTGTGTCTGACACCTTTTCTTCAGGTTGATCTTGCTTATCATAATCTCTATAAAACTTGATGATGTGTAAAGTTTCTTTGATATAGCGTTTTATTTCTGCCATGTTCATTGATAGATTTTCATAATCTTTAGTGTTTAATGAATAATATGCTGTTTCAGGTGCAGAGCCTGTTTCTAAATCTGAAAGGTACTCTTCCATTATTTGGGGGGTTAAAATTTCCCAATCAATATCCGCCATAGATAACTCTATTGGGAGTGGCGGGTGATACATAGGGGATGGCTCTGCAACTGTTATAACTTCTACAGGCTTAGGTTGCGTTGGCAACATAGAACACGCTGTGAAGTAGAATAAGGTAAAACTAACTATTATTAGATTTTTCATCAAACTGATTAGGGTTGGTTAAAGCTATAGGGTCTTCTTTGACTTTCTTTGTTCCCTTATTAACTATATTTTCTATTAGCTTCGGTTTAGCTAAAGCAAGATTATCAAGATCATGTTTTGCAAAAGTGTTTTTAAGTTTATTAACTTCTCTTTGTGCTTCTTGGTTCTTTGCAGTTAGAACATTTACTTGCTCTTGTGTTTGTTTTTGTTTTGCTAGATTTTTTTTAATAGATTCGTTTTGTTGTTCTATAGAATTTTCTAAAGCTATTTGATTGCCTTTTAAAACTGCTATTTGATCTTGTAACTTGTTTATATACCAACTGCTACTTGTAAGGGATATTAGCAGTAAGCCACCTAATGCTAACGATAATTTGAACCCCATGTATACACCTGTAATTTTTCGCTTTTACCTTTAGCCTGAATTGGTTCTAAAGATGTTAATTCTAATTTTATAGCATTTTTTGTAGTTTGACCAATTAGCAAATCTACACCTGCTTGTTTTGTTCCTGATTCAAGTCTTGCCGCAACATTAACAGCATCACCTATAGCAGTATAATCAAATCTATTTTTAGAACCCATATTGCCTATAACTGCATATCCTGTATTTATTCCTATACCTATAGTAACTGGTGTTATGCCTTCATCTACCAATACATAATTTAGTTCGTGCATATTTTTTTGTATATCTATAGCACATTCTAATGCCTTTGTTTCATGGTCTTCTAGATCAATAGGTGCATTAAAGATAGCCATCATTGCATCACCTATATATTTATCAACCATACCACCATGTTTTTGCACTGCTTCTTGTTGTGCAGTTAATGCTCTATTCATAATGTACGTCACTTGTTCAGGTTCTAATGATTCTGATAAAGCTGTAAAACCACGAACATCTGTAAATAAAAAAGTTGCATAACGCCTTTCACCTCCAAGTTTTAACAATGTAGGATTATCTTGTAATTTTTTGACCTGTCTTGGGTCAAGATAATGTTCAAATTGACCTTTTATCTGTTCTCTAAGCTTCCATTGTTCTCTAAATCTTAAATATAAAGCTATAGAGCCTGTTATAAACTGTGATATCAAAGACCAAGTGACATCAATCAATATTCCCCTGTGGATAAGTCCATATCCTGTATAAGCTGTGGACAACATTATTAATATAGCTAATATAATCCCCCAAGTAACACCAAAAGCGTTTAATACAAGCCATATAAGGCTTACAGAAACGAAAAATAT